TGGGATTTCCATAATTAATTTTACAAATATTTTTTGCATTTTTTTAAGAACCTTATCATATACTGGTATCTATTTCTATGCAATTTTATTTAATATTTTATTTTCATCTTCATCAATTTTTACTAATTTTTTAGTTAATGGAATTTCTAAAAATATTTTAATTGCTCTTGATGCCCCTTTTACTGCGCTTTCTGCAACATCCTAGTCAATATTCATTTTCTATAGTTTTTTATAGAATATATAATATGATTTATATATTTTATAATATTTACTATCATAACATGTAATGCTTAAATTGTTTAATATGTTTGATCTGTATTGTTCTTCTGGTGTTATATTATTAAAATCCCCTTTGAACTTTAATGATTCTCTGATTTCATCTTTAATTGTTTTTATATTAGACTTTATCTGATGCATAATATCATTTGCAAATTCCTATATAAAACTTCTTGTTTCATCAAGATCTGAGTAGTAAAAACCCATTAACAAAGTTCTCTCAAGATACATAGGATTTGTAAATATCTCATCATTCACTTCTACATAGTCTGAAAATTTCTATAAAATCATTGGATGATATTGTGAACCATATTTCTCATCACCAAATGCATTTGTCGAATACATATACATATTAGTACTTTTTCTATTATGAAAATAAATATTTTTTGTCAATTGAATCCATGCAGAATATGCATGTTGAAATTCGTGAACAAATGTATTGCATAATGAATCCGGAGAGTCCATTGAATTTTTAACTTCAATTGTAAATACCAATTTGTTATTATTATCTAATTTGGCACCACTCTATAAAAATTTACCATTTGAAATTTTGCCAGGCACTAAATGAATATTAAATGCACCAATCCAATCTGGAATTATATAGTCTGGCATTTTCTTTGAATGAATATACTAATAATAGCTTTCTATTGTATTTTTTGTTATTGTACATTCATCTCCATTATAAAATGGATCAGAATTTAATCCGTATTTTAAATCATATATATATTCAGTTAGTAAATCTGCCAAATTATTACACTATACACCATCTTTATCGATGATGCCTTGAGATTCATATAAATTTCTTCTTTTATTTTTCATAAATAAATAATATGAATAGTTTTATTATTTATTGTATGCTAGTAATTTTTAAATAAATAAATAAATAAATAAAATAAAATATAAATTTTTATTTAATATGAATGGATTTATAGGAGAAGGCACTAAAAGTGAAGGCCTTAATAGATGGGGGCATTTCACATCATCAAAAAGATCTACAGATTTAGATGAACCTATATATTTAAACTTATGGACTGCTTAGATTTTACCATCTGACCTTCCACAAGGTATGTTAGATTTTGGATATGGTGAAGATGATATTAATATTGTTCTTGAAGGATTGAGAAATGTTAATGGTCTTGAAACCCAGCCAGGCTTGGGCGCACCTGTTACACAAAAATATAAATACGCTGATCGCGGTTTTGCAGGTTCTCAACCAGCAAAAACCCATCTTGAATTGGATATGCAATTTGAATTAAATGTTAAACGCCACGATGATGGAAGTAATGATAACTATACATACAAATTCTTACGTCGTTGGACTGATTTAACATGGGATCCATTGACTGGAAAATATAATATTAAAAAGAATTATACAGCTAAAGCATTGACAATTCTTTTGCATGACAAAGAAGGCAAACCGATTCATCAATGGATTTGTTACAATTTATTCCCAATGGCTGCTATTTAGGCCCCTCAACTGACATATGATAATGGAAATATTTGGCAAAATTTCCAATTTAAACTTTGGGCAGATACATTTGATGAAGCAGTAGTTTAATATGTAATTTATATCTATTAATTTATAAAAAGGTTGAATTTAGATTCAACCTTTTTATAAATTAAACGTTATAAAATCTGTAAATTCTATAATAATTATTATATAGTTATAATTATGAAAAGTTTTGATATTTGGATGAACTATAAATTTCATAAAGTTTTATTAAAGAATTTGAATTTTTTCTAAAAATTTCTAAAATAAATATAAAAAATAATTTTTAAGAGTTGAGAGGCTTAAAAACTATTTTAGAAATATAGTTTATAATTTATAAAGCATTTTAATGTTTTATTATTCAGCCTCTCAATTTAAGAATAATAATCATTTAATGCTTTTATTATTTTATGTTTTTATGAAGTTAGTTGAACAACATATAATAAAACCTAATAATGTTTTATATAAAGACTTAGATAATTTATGTTTTTTATCTAAGAATTTATATAATCAAGCTCTTTATAGGATTAGACAATAGTTTTTTGAAGACAAATCTTTTAAAAACTATAATGATATAAATAGAGAACTTCATGATGAAAACCAAATTGATTATAGAGCTCTTCCAGCTAATACTTCATAGGAAACTTTAAAACTAGTCAACTAGAATTATAGTTCATTTTTCAAAAGTTTATAGAAACATATTAAAGGAGTTAAAATTCCAGGTTATTTAGCCAAAACAAAAGGAAGATAGATAGTTGTTTATAATCATATGACACTGCCTTCTAATCTTCTAGAAAAAGGAATTATTAAGCTTCCTAAATCTAACTTATAGTTCAAAACTAAATAGAAGAAAATAAGCCAAGTTAGAATAGTTCCAAAGAACAATTATATAGTTTTAGAAGTGATTTATGAACCATCCATTAAAGAACTTTTAAAAGACAATAAAAGATATATGTCTATTGATTTGGGGATAGATAACTTGGCTAGTTGTTCAAGCAATGTTTCTAAATCATTTATAATTAATGGAAAACCAGTTAAATCTATTAACCAGTTCTATAACAAAAAGAAAGCAAGATTATAGTCTGAACTAGAAACTAAAAATAAAAAGAAGACTTCAAAGCAATTATAGAATTTAATTTTAAAAAGAAACAATAAAATCAAAGATTATTTTCATAAAGCATCTAGATATATTGTTAATCAATTAGTTAACCAATCTATCAATACCTTGATTATAGGTAAGAACGATGGATGGAAACAAGAAACAAATATTGGAAATGTCAATAATCAAAATTTTACACAAATTCCTCATTAGATATTTATAAACTAGTTGAAATATAAATGTTAGTTAGAAGGAATAAATGTTGTTGAATAGGAAGAAAGCTATACTAGCAAAGTTAGTTTCTTTGACAATGACTATATTCCAGTTTATGGACAAAATGATGAATTATTTAAATCTTCAGGAAAAAGAATCAAAAGAGGCTTATATAAAACCTCTTCAGGATTAGTTTTAAATGCAGATATTAATGGTTCATTAAATATAATGAGGAAATATTTAAATGAAGTTTGTGATGAGATTATATCTCCAACAAATAGAGGGTTAGTGATGAACCCGGTTAAAATTTAGTTTTAACAAATAAAAAACTAAAAGTGTAAACTTTTATATTAAAATTTACACTTTATATAAGTTTTTAATATCATGCAAATATAGTAAAATTCATATCAAAATTTCATGCCATTAAGCATTTCTTTAATTTTTATTTTATCTTTTATTGCATATATAATGTTATCAATTGTTGAAATTGTCTCTTTAATAAATGCATTTTGACTTACTAATAAATCAATTAGTTCTTTTTTATCTGCCAGATCAACTTCAACTTGTCTAGCAATAGATTGGTCAGTTGAAAATCTCATACCATTATAACCATTAATTTTAATGTTGTTAAATAATGTATTATATTGAGCTTTGTAATCTCTGGATTGTTTAAGAATAACATTATTCATTGCATAATAATAGTCAACAGCCGCCTGTCTTTTTGAATAAACAGTATTCATTAATTCATCTACTTTAACTAAAGAAGACATTGAAGCGTTTAAATCTTCTATTTCTTTAGTCCATTTAGCTCTTTGTTCAGTTAACATGTCATCAACTGATTGTTGTGTCTGATTAGTTATTTCCATGTTATTAATGCATTTCAAATTTGTTTTTACTTATAATTACAATTTTTATGGAATTTTTTATCTGCTTTAAAAATTCTTAAACATATTTGGCTGACCGTGATTACGGCTTCTCAGTGTTAAAAACATTTTGCTCATTTTTAGATTCAAATTTTTCTTTTAAACGAAGATATTGTTGATACTCTCTTTCTTCTTCTTTTTCTTTATCTTTTTTAATAATATCTTTTATCTCATCTTCTGTAATATTCCAAATTCCAAAATCTTTTAAAAATGTAATCCAAGGATCGAAATGTATTTCATTGGTTTTTCTATCTATCCATGAATGATATTCAAAATTGCCGCCATTTAAGCATGCCGGATTCTTTACCCAAAACTCAGTGAGTTGCGGTTCTTCATCTTTTGCATCTATATCTCTATATTGGGTTCCTAACGCAATATATGTTTTATCTGTAAATAAGATAATAAAAATGTTTTCATCATGTGAACCTCTATTTGAAAAGGCTACCTTATCTACAATCTTACCATTTAATGCCTCATAATTTTTTAAATTATGAGCAAAAATTTGTTTATATTCTTTATTCAATTTCATTATTAGGTGTTTAAACTATTAACATTTACATAATTTTTGTTATTTTAAAGATGCATATCATTCTCATCATACTTATAACACGAAACCAATTAATAATCTCCATTTGCGACTTGGCATGTTAATAAACCTAGACTTCTCCACATTTCTGTACATGAAATAGAATCCTCAAATACGCAAATTGTATTATAGTTATGTTCGGCTATAAACTTTTCATATAAATCTTTCTTAACAGTGGCGCCCCTTCTAATATCTTTTTCACCTCTCATTATCAATTCATAATTTAAATCAATTCCGAGATTTTCAAAGGATTTGTTTAACCAATCCATTGTGGTAACATATACATGTTCAGGACGTCCAGTGAGAAAAACAATATGTACTCCATTATCATAATACATTTTAAGAATCCTGGCCATTCTGACATCCATTTTATCAGTTGGAATCTTATCCCATTCATATGGTGTTCTTCCCATATGTAACGCAATAGTTCCATCTAAATCACAGATAACACAATCTTCTTGCATTATATTATATGATTCATTAATAGGCCGTTTATCAATTAATGATTCTCTGAATTCATCTGGGAAATATAATTTATAAAAACGTTCAATTGCTCGATGCCCAACATGCCTCTCTCGTGCTTTATCACGTTTAACAGCTTCCCAATAAGGAATATACAGTAAAAGTTTTTGAACTTCTGCATCATATTCTTTAGCAAGATTTTCCCAGCCTTTATGAAATTTTGGATTAAGGTTTGTATCAGCGACACAAAGTGAATATCCCAAATCTAGAATTTCTCTAGATTGATCCATTTCTATTTTTGTTACTTCATCTTCTCTTGAAAAATCTCGTTGATCAATTCCCAATGTTGCACGAATATCATCACGACAAACAACAACAAATTTGAATCTATTAATTCCTCTAGATCCATCATGTTCCTTAGATGCTTGGAAAAGTTTTTCAGCAAATGTAGACTTTCCAGAAGCTGGACACCCCTGAAGAAGTAAAATAACTTGTTTATCTTTAACTTCTACTGTTTTTACTTC